TTCGAAGTTAAAGAGGAAGAGAAAGAAGAGGAGAAAGAAGAAGTGAAAGAGGAAGAGGTTGCAGAAGAAGAAGCAAGATCAGAAGAAGAGGAATACATGGAGAAAGAAACATCCAATGCAACTCCTAAGAAAATTGTTGAATCAATAACTAAAGAATCATTCTTTTCAGAAATCGAAAAATTAAAAGAAGAGAACGAATCTTTGAAAAAAGAACTTGAAGATCTTAAATTAAGTTCAGTTGAAAAAACGGAAGAAATTAAAGAAGAAAAAACAGAGGAGAAAACAGAAGAAACAACTGAAGTAGAATTATCAGTTGATGAAGAAGTTACTCCAATAGTTCACAATCCTGAAAACAAAAAAGAAATTGAAGGATTTAAATTTGGTCAAAACAGATCAGAAACTACTTTTGATAGAGTATTAAGAAAATTAAGTAAATAAATTTAAAATTAAATAAATTAAAAAATGGCAAATCCAGTAACAACAGGAACTACTTACGCAGGAGAATTCTCAGGTAAGTATATTTCCGCAGCGCTTCTAAGCGCATCAACATTAGACAAAGGTCTAATCACAGTAATGCCTAATGTAAAGCATAAATCAGTTTTACAAGTAGGAGCATATAATGACATCGTAGCAGATGGAACTTGTGCATTTACTGCATCAGGAACTTTAACTCTAACTGAGAAGGTTATTGAACCGCTTGATTACCAAGTAAACATTGAATTGTGTAAGCAAGATCTACATGATACATGGCAAGCAGCAGAAATGGGCTTTTCTGCATATTCTAATCTTCCTGCTTCTTTCGAAGATTTTGTATTGGCTCATACTGCTGCAAAAGTTGCTGCAAAAATTGAATCAAATATTTGGAGCGGTCAGGTTGCAAATGCAGGAGAATTCGAAGGATTCTATTATCTTGCAACTGCAGGAGGTTCAGGATGCGTTTCAGTAACAGGAACAGGTATTACTGCAACAAACGTAATCACAGAATTAGGAAAAGTTGTAGACGCAATTCCAACGGCAGTTTACGGAAAAGAAGATCTTCACATCTACGTTGCGCCAAACGTGGCAAGAGCGTATATCAGAGCGCTTGGTGGATTCGTTGCAACAATCGGAGCGAATGGTGTTGATAACAAAGGGACATCTTGGTACTCAAACGGAGCATTATCTTTTGATGGTATTCCTGTAGTAGTTGCTCAAGGAATGCCTGCATCTTCAATGATGGCTGCTCAGAAATCTAACTTATTCTTTGGAACAGGATTATTAAATGATTCTAACGAAGTGAAATTGTTAGACATGGCTAATCTTGACGGAAGTCAAAATGTTAGAGTAATCATGAGATTTACTGCTGCGGTTCAAATGGGAATCAATTCAGATGTAGTTATCTACGCATAGGACAATTAATTGAGGGGCGTAAAAACCCCTCTTATTTATAAATTTTTAAAAACTTTAACCATGAGTTGCGACATAATTGGCGGACGTACTGAACAGTGCAAAGACGCCGTAAGCGGACTACACGCTATATACTTAGTCGACTACGCTGCAGTTGATTTTCCTGGAAAAGCCGTTTACGGAACAGGAGATGCAACAGATCAGATAACGCAAGTTGATACAGATGGGACTACATTCAGCATCTATAAATTTGAATTAAAGGGTAATAATTCGTTTGAACAAGCAATTAACAGTTCGCGAGAAAATGGTACGACATTTTTTGAGCAGACGTTAACTGTTCAATTAAAGCGCCAAGATGTTAAATCTACGAAGAATATTAAACTGATTTCTTACGGCAGACCAAGAATAATAATTCACGCAAGAGGAGATCAATTTTTCTTAATGGGATTAGATCAAGGTTGCGATGTAACGGCAGGTTCAATTTCAAGTGGTTCAGCGTTAGGAGATTTTAACGGATACTCGTTAACCTTTACGGCGCAAGAGGAACTACCTGCAAACTTCATTAATGCAACTACTCAATTAGAATTAAAAACATTGCTTGAGAATGGAGCATCAGGAACAGGCGTTTGTAATATAGTTACTTCATAAGATATTCCTTTATCCTTATATTTCATATAACTAAAAACGAAGGGGGTTGTTCTAACTCCCTTTTTTTATTCCGACAATTTTGTATTTTTACGTTATCTTATTATGATAATATTAAAAGTCGATACTAATCCTCAAACATTTGAGTTCATTCCAAGATCTAAAACTTATGATGGATTATTCATAAGAGATGAATCGGAGAATATAGAAACGCAGATAACAATATCATCTTCATCATCTAATGATTATTATGAATCGATAACTGCAACGTTTCATGTCGTTTCTCCTGCATTTACTTTGATTGAGAATAGATTCTATCGATTATTAATTAAAAACGGAGCAGAGGTCGTTTATAGAGATCGCATATTTGTAACAAATCAAACTGATCTTTCTAATTATTCAGTTAATAATGGAGTTTACAATTCAAATTCCTCAACAAATGAATTTATAATTTATGAATAATAATACTCACATATTAAATTTAGCAGCGTATGAAGCGCCTGAAGTAGTTGAATCAACAAAAAAAGATTGGGTTCTTTACGGAGATGATAATTCTTACTTTGAATTTCTTATTGATACTTACAAAAATTCAACAAGCAACAACGCAATAATTAATAATATCTGTAAATTAGTTTACGCAAAAGGATTAAATGCCTTAGATGCTTCTAAAAAGCCTAATGAATATGCTCAGGCAATCATGTTATTTGATGCAGATGATCTTAAAAAGATTATTCTTGACTATAAAATGTTAGGGCAAGCAGCATTCCAAATTCATTATTCTAAGGATCATAAGAAAATAATCAAAGCAATGCATATTCCGATCCAATTAATTGCGCCTGAAAAATGCAATGAAGACGGAAATATCGAAGCATACTATTATTCTGATAATTGGAAGGAGATTAAAAAATTTCCGCCTAAAAGAATTCCATCATTTGGAACATCTAATGAACAAATTGAAATCCTTTGCTTTAAAAATTATACTCCTGGAATGAAATACTATTCAGCAGTTGATTACGTTGGAGGAATTTCTTATGCAACGCTTGAGGAAGAGATCAGCGACTATTTAATTAATGACGTTCAAAATTCTTTCAGTTCAACTAAGGTTGTAAATTTTAACAATGGAATACCTACGGAGGAGCAACAAAGATTGATTAGTTCTAAGGTAATGAATAAGTTAACAGGCGCAGGCGGTCAGAAGGTAATCGTTTCATTCAATGCTGATGATACATCAAAAACTACAATCGATGATATTCAACTTAATAACGCTCCTGAGCATTACCAATATTTGGCTGATGAATGCATGAGAAAAATCATGGTTTCTCACAACGTAACTTCACCTTTACTTTTTGGTATCGCATCAAAGAACGGATTCTCATCAAATGCTGATGAGTTGAAAGACTCATATATTCTTTTTGACAACATGGTTATCAAACCAATTCAAAATCAAGTAATAGATTCTTTAAATAAAATTTTGGCTTTTAATGGCATATCATTAAAACTAAGATTTGAAGAATTGCAGCCATTAACGGCTCAAGGAGATCTTACTAAAACAGATGAAGCAGAAGATATTATTAACGGAATTAATAACTTATCTCCATTGGTTGCAAATAAGGTTCTTGAAAATATGTCTCCTGAAGAGATTCGTTCATTAGTAGGATTGAAAGGCGCATTAAAAATAACGCCTGTTGATGAAGGAGTTAATCTAAAGCATGAGCATATATTATCAGATGAAGATAAGGATCATCTATTAGAGAACTTAGAAGGAGAAGTTATTGATCTTGAAGAATGGGAATTAGTTGATAAAAGAGAAGTTGATGAGGAGAATGAAAGCATCGAGGATTGGGCAAATAAATTAATCAAGCCTAAAAAATCAGCGCTAACAAAATTAGCAGATTTTGTTAAGAGTTATCCAAACAAGAAATCATCATTGGATAAAGATATTTATAAGGTCAGATATTCTTATGAGCGAATTGCTAAAAGTTCTAAGACAGGAAAGAGCAGAGATTTCTGCAAAAGAATGGAAGCAAGAACTGCAAGAGGGGTTGTTTACAGAAAAGAAGATATTGATCAAGCATCATTTCAAGGAGTAAATAATTCATTCGGTCATAAAGGGCAAAACTACTCAATTTTCCGATTTAAGGGCGGTCCGAATTGTTACCATTTTTGGCAGGAGAATCTGTATCGATTAAAGAAAAAAACGGATGGATCATATTATAAAGATAAATCATTGAGCAGTTCTGAAGAAGTTAATTCAGTTCCTTATTCAGTTAATCCAAAAGGCAAGGCAGATGCAAAGAAAGCGCCTATAAATAGAGATGATAAAGGTTATTACGATAAATAAAAAAAGAAATGGCAGAAGCATTATTAATTTCGAGATCAGATATTGTTAAATTTACATCCATGAACGGATCAGTTGATACTGATAAATTCATTCAATACATTAAGATCGCTCAAGATACTCATATACAAAACTATTTAGGAACGGATTTATTAGAGAAAATCCAGGCGGATATTATTGCAGGATCATTAGCAGGGAATTATTTAACATTGCTAACTAAGTATATTAAACCGATGTTGATTCATTATGCAATGATGGAGTATTTGCATTTCGCAGCCTTCAGCATTTCGAATAAAGGAGTTTATAAACATCAGGCAGAGAATTCAGTAACGGCAACATCAGAGGAAATCAATGATCTTGTTTCATCAGAAACTAAAATTGCAGAACATTATTCTCAAAGATTTGTTGATTACATTTGCAATAATTCAAGTTTATTTCCTGAATACAATACGAATTCAAACGGAGATATGTATCCATCTTCTGATGTAAATTATTCTAATTGGTATATATGAAGAAAATAATAACGAGAACGCCAAAGGCGAAAAACATTATTAAATTAAAGAAATATTTAAACAATCATGGCAGAGAAGAAAATATCAGGGTTAGCGGCAAAGGGAAGTAATTTAGAAGAAACAGATTTATTTATTATATCGAAATCTGATGGATCAGGAGGATATGATACAAAATCAATAACAGGCGCTGAATTAAAAAACTTTTCAATAAATACTCAAACTAATACATATACATTTGTTTTAACTGATGCCAATAAATTAGTTGAATTGAATCATGCATCAACTAAGACTTTTTCAATTCCTTTAAATAGTTCAGTTGCTTTTCCAATAGGAACAGAAATAAAACTTGCGCAAATTGGCGCAGGTCAATTAAGAATTGCTGCATTAGTTGGAGCAACATTAAGATCATCAGGCGGCAAAACTAAAATTGCAGCGCAATATGGAGTTGCTACATTGATAAAAAGAGCAACAGATGAATGGTATTTATACGGAGATATAACAACTTAAAAATAAAATTATGAGCGATTGGGGGCAAGGCGTAGTTAACAATTCCATAGAATGGGGAAGAGGTTCAACTAATAATACGATTGATTGGGGATCTGTTTATGCTGATTCTCCTTCAGGAGATACGGCATTAGAAACAAGCGGGTTTAGCAATACTTATAGTTTAGGGCTTAACCAAACGGCTGTAGATCAATACGCCGAGTGTGGTAACGTAACAAGTTTAAACGGCAGCGCCGTTGCGAGTTGGTCATTTTGGGTAAAACGCGACGACGTTACAAGTTTTGAAGTACCAATAAGCCAAGGCGGAGCCGGTAACGATAGGTTATTTTATTTGCGTTTTGTAGGTAATAATAGAATAGATTTTTTTATTAAAGGTTCTGTTATGTGGAAAGACACAAGTTTAAATGTTACTTTTGCAAATAATACTTGGTATAATATTATAGTAACCTATAACGGCGCAACAAGTGGCGTAACTAATAAATGTAATTTATATATAAATGGTGTAAAAGAAACTAACACAACCGGCTCA